CCAACCCTTGATAATAAAGTTAGGCGGTTTGGCATACACAAGTATGTAGGGTCTGTCATCTTTATCATCGTCATGCAAAATTAATCTTTTACTTTCCTTATCTACTGTCCTTACTTGTAGCTTTCCGGCATCATCAGCCTTGTAATCACCCAATGATCCACTCCACCAAAGACCACCCCACTTGGCAACACATGCCTCACCCATCGCGCCTAATATGTTTATCGCCCATGCTTGCGAATCAGTAGGCGCGCCATACTTTCCTTTTCTGTTATCGCGTAGGTTTTGTACCATACGCATCAACCCAAGTTGACCGGCTATCAACATTTCTGCCGGTGTTAGGGTAACTGTGCCTAATTCCTTTCCGTAAATTCCTTCCATCTTTCCTCTGCCCATATAAGAGGGTCAACACCTTGCAATGCCCACCAGTTGCTTTCGTTTCCATGTTTATGTAATCCATCGTGATGTTCAAGACACAAAGGAACAGCAAATTGGTCTCCGGTTCTTCTAAATCCCCTTGAGCCTTCCATGACATGTGTCATGTGGTGTGCTTGTGATGGCTTAAAACACACAAGACAGCCTTGCGATCTAACAAAATCAAGGTATCTTTGAGACCTAACCTTGTCTGCCCAATCGTTAGAAAGGGATTTTGTCGTCAAAAGTTTCTTTTGTTTCTTCTTTTTTTGGTTGCTCATTGCTGTTTCCGGATGAATAGCCAACAGATTTAGGCTTTGGTGTTCCTTGAAAGTAAACCTTTCCGGTTTCTCTTGCCTCTTTGCGCCACGAATTAGCTTCTAAGTCTAGTCCGTTTAAACGCAACGATACAAGGTAATCCGGTCTGTTGTCTCCTTCCAGTTTTCTTGTGTTTTGATATATACGCAACCTATGTTCCTCGCCATTCACTCGCATGAATACAGTTACATCAATTACGCTGTTTTCGTTTTCGTTGTTAGGAAAAATCCTAACGCTATCGGGATATTCTTTATCATCCATCTTGCTCTCCTTCTTCTATGCTATCTTGGTTAAGTTTTTCTTTGATGGACTTAAATTCATCCACCAAATTATCATACATTTCTTGGTCAGTTTTTCTTAATTCAGTAATCTTTGCTGAATTATCTAGCCAAAGTTTCTCTATTGCCTTGACTGAATCCTTAGTCAAACCCTTTTCTTGATAGGATGCAATCGCAACCACATCCGCTAAAGTCTTGTTAAAGAACGTCTCTCGTTGTTCCTTTGTCATTGATTGAGGCAAAGCAATTCCCTTTTTCGCTTGTGGCTTTACACCCACATGATCGGTGTCTGCTATCTGCCCATCCTCGTCCTCGTCTGTAGCTAGGCAAAGGATTGCGCTCATGCCATACCTACGCATGTAAGTAAGCGCAGAGCCATACGCTTGCGCGCCCTCTCGCTGTGTTTTTAGGGGTAACTCACACTCTATCCATTGACCGCTTGTGTGCAACAATCGTGTAAGTAGTGTTGATTGCCCACTAATAAGGCTTGGCATTTGTACTATGGACAGACCATGCTTTGATGTGATTGGAAGAACAGTCTCTATGATTGTTGCTAGATCGGCATAAGCATAAGAGTAGCTTTTGCCATCATGTGTTTGTACTTTGACTTTCTTTGTTTTTGGCAAGACTGGAAATTCTGACTGTGCCGATGCTAATGCAACAGCGATCTCGTCTAATTTCTTGCTAGACCGAATCATGTTTCTTGCCACCATTTCTCCGGTTTCTTTATTAACTTCCATTGGGTTCTCCTTGTTTGTTAATTACTTCTGATTGATATTGTTCGCAAAATTCTGACACTTCGCAGAATCTTTGACACCTAATAGGCTCTCCCTTTCTTTCCGACACAATGTATCCCTTTTCATTGGCAACCTTTTTTGCATCTTTCTCGTTGTCGAACAGTTTAAACGCTCTCTTGGAGTCGTTAGTTTTCTGCACAGCAAACTTCGATGGTCTTATCCATCGTTCTTCGGGAGTACATTCGGGTAAGCTGATTGAAGTTATTTGGTGTGATTGTATTTTTTCTTTAACAAATCTTTCTTGTTCTTCAAAAGACCACAGATTAATGTCTGTAATGACCACTTCTCTTTGAGGATAGCTTGGGTTTCTTTCTGCCTCGAATGACGAATGATCTCGAATGATGTTGACAATTTGTAATTGACTTACTTCCTTGTCATTTTTTCGCAACAACCACGCATAAATGTTTAGTTGTTGTTCATCTGATTCTCGACCATTCATCACAGCATAAGCCTTGCGGGTTTTCCAATCCATAAGAGTTATGCCTTGAGGGTCTAAACGTTGAACATCAATTTGTCCACTGACTGTCCACCCACATGATTCTGCAAAATAACGTTGCTCAAGTATGTAGCCATCAACAGTGCCTCGTTCAAGGACGTTATGAACTGCCCTTCCAAACAGAGACCACACTTGTTTGGAAACATCAACAACGATTTCATGGTCGTGTTGATAGGCTAAAAAGGCTTGTCTTGGCGGTTTGAGCAAGCCGGTTGCAGATATGTCGGCTTTCCCCCGTGTGTAAGTATCACGCATAACTGCTTTTGCGAATACTTCGGGCAAACCAGTGTCATTGCTGTATTTCATGCGCTTACATCCTCTTTTTTCTTTTCTCTCTTACGAGAGACATACTATCATAGGTTTAGATAGATTACAATTTTAGTACATAAAAGTTAAGGGGAGTCTAAACAAAAGAAGGAAGGGGAAGGAAATATTTAAAACGCAAATAATCCACCCCTTCCCATCTTTTAACAAACAAAGAATAACCAACATGAATATTGGTCAGTTTGAACCCAAGTTTTAATGGAGTAAAAAAAACTTGATCTTCAAACTAGAATTATAGTAACTTATAAAATAAGTTGCAAGTTGTCGGGTAAGACAACAGAACTTGCACCTTGTAAAGAAAATGGGTTACTGTGGGATGTGGACAAAGCCCAAAAGCGAGACCGAAAGACTGAACGCTGTCCACCTTAATGCGCATATCATTAAGTAAGTAGCAGTTAAATTGCACACCAAGCGCGGTAGTGCATTGCCACTAGCCGACATCCGAAACGTTGAGCATGCGGTATAAGTCAAACCTTTTGCGAAAGCATAGGATGTTTGACCTATGCCTAAAAGCCTCAATCCTCAACGTAAGCATAACTAGATAAGGCTTTAAGAAGGGATATAAGAAGAAGATAAGAAATAAAAATGGAGAATTAAAATGCAGAAACGCTACGCATTTGAGGGCAAAGTCGTAAAACTTGTACAAAGAGACTACGACAGATGGCTCAAAACCTTTAAAAACATTCCAAACCTTGATGCTGTTCTAATGTCAAGAGACGTTTGGCTCTCACAAGAGGCAGATAATTCCGCGCGCAAGACGTGGTTTATATCTACAGTAAATTATCTAGTGAAAGTTGATGCAAGATTCGCAGAAGAAAACAAAACCGATGCTACCGGAAGGAAGGTTGATTCCGAAGGAAAGCCAATTTTTAAAAGGATGCCATGATGGAAAAGATTACCAAACCAATATACCAACAACTTCAAGACGAAGGAATACAACTTAGAAACTACGATGAGGGTCAGCACAAAACGACATGTGCGCACTGTTCTCCCGAAAGAAAGAACAGTAGAGACCCATGCTTGAGCGTAAATATAGACACGCAAGGCGCACGATGGCGATGCCATCATTGTCAATGGGAAGGGAACGTATGGAAGGAAAGTTTGCAACGACCACCCACAATACGCAAGACTGCGCCCAAAAAACCCTCAGTAATCCCCAACACAAAAAGCATAAAAGGTACGTGGGGAGAGGAATTTTTCACGGGGAGAGGGCTTAGTTTAAACGTTGCAGATGAGTACGGAGTGGGGATTGCTTCACACTTCGTGGACAACAAGAGACAAGACTGCATAGCCTTTGTTTATAAGGATTCAGAGGGAATACCAACCAACATAAAGTTTAGAACTGCCGATAAAAAGTACGCACAACTACCAGATTGCCAGAGGATTCCGTATCTGGTGAACTGTTTAAACGCTGAAGATGATTCGATCCTAATTTGTGAGGGAGAACTTGATGCGTTGACGTGGAAGATTTGTCCGGACATCACGGACAACGTTATATCCATACCCGATGGCGCAAGCGATAGGAAGATGGAATGGCTTGCAACCTTTGACATAGGCAAATATAAGAAAATATATTTGGCTCTTGATTCCGATGATGCCGGTGTTCAATGCCGAGAAGAAATCGCAAGACGTGTTGGACGTGAGCGCGCCTTCATCATTGCTTATACGGATGGATGCAAGGATGCAAATGAGGTGTGGATGGAGTCAAAAGATGCGTTAGTG